CAGACTCCCAGTTACGACAACGTCCAGGCGCTGAACACCGAGTATTACTCACAAGCCCTTCAAGTGCAGATGGAAAGTGCTGAGCTTCTGATTGACGAGGGCCTTGAGGTCCCGTCCGGCATGGGGGTTGAATTTGACCTTGACGGCCTGTTGCGAATGGACAGCGCAGCCCAGATGGATGTGCTTGAGAAATCCAAAGGGAAGCTGACCCCGAACGAGCAGCGCAAGCGCCTGAACAAGCCGCCGGTAGAGGGCGGCGATACCGTCTACATGCAGGAGCAGGACCATAGCCTAGAGTGGCTGGCCCGCCGAGATGCGCAGCCAGTAGCCCCGGACAACGCAGCCGACGACAGTGTCATCGAGATGGAATTTGATGCCGGCCTTAATAGAGGAGCCCGTGACTATGCAGCGCGCTGAGAAAGAGGCGTTCACCCGGTCGGTTGGCCGTTTTGTTGCCGCCGAGATCGACAAGGCGATTGCCCCTATCAAAGCTGATAACGATAGGCTGGCCGCGGAGAACGACAAGCTACTCGCGCAGGTCGACGCCCTGACCAAGCGCCTTGACGAGATGCCTACGCCGCGCGATGGAACATCGGTGACTGCGGACGACGTCGCACCGATGCTACGGGAAATGGTTTCTCGCGCAGTCGCCGACATACCCGCTCCGGCCGATGGTAAATCCATCACTATCGACGATGTGCGCCCGGTGCTGGAGGATCTGGTCGAGAGGTCATTTGCCGCCATACCGACCCCGAAAGATGGAAAATCCGTAACCGTGGACGATGTGTGGTCAAGGCTGGAACCTGAGCTTGGCAAGTGGGCGCTGGACTTCGAGCGGCGGGCGCAGGACATCCTGCATCGATCCATCGAGCGTATGCCTACCCCTAAGGATGGCGCGGATGCCGACCCCGAGGTAACCCGTGCGCTGGTTCAGTCGGCGGTCAGGGCGGCCATGTCTGAGGTCGAGATTCCAGAGCCGAAGGCGGTCGATTACGAGCGACTCGAGAGACACATCGACAAGCGGGTGTCAGAGATTCCGAAGCCCGGCGACGGCCAGTCCGTAACCGTGGACGATGTCAGGCCCCTGATTGAAGAGTTGGTCGCGGCGATTCCGGCCCCAGCCCCCGGAAAGGATGCAGACCCAGAAGAGGTTAAGCGGCTGATTGACGAGTCGGTAAAGGATGCTGCTGAATTATGGCTCCAGGGTATACCGGTGCCTCGCGATGGCAAAGACGCCGATCCTGAGTTGATTGAATCGGCAGTTTCCGAGCAAGTGGCCAAGGCTGTAGCCGAATTGCCTAAGCCCAAGGATGGCGAGTCCGTGACCGTGCAAGATGTACGCCCGGTGCTCGAGGAGTTGGTGAGCAAGGCCATCACCGAACTGCCGCGCGCGAAAGACGGCCAGTCAGTGACCCTCGACGATGTCACCCCGATGATCACCGATACCATCGCCAAGGCAGTGTCAGAGATTCCGAAACCACAGGATGGCGTCGATGGCCTTGGATTTGACGACATGCGCATCGAGTACGATGGCGAGCGATCCCTCGCCTTGATATTTGAGCGTGGCGACCAGGTGCGCCAGCATGCGCTACAGATTCCGGCTCTGATTGACCGCGGAGTGTGGAAACAGGCCGAATACGAGCAGGGCGACGTTGTAACGCAAGGCGGATCCATCTGGATTGCGCGGCGCCACACAGCCAACAAGCCCGGGCATGATAACGACGACTGGCGCCTGTCCGTCAAGCGTGGCCGGGATGCCAAGCCAGTTAAACCAGTGGGAGGTGATGAACAATGATGCTCGTCACTCTGGCCCAGGCCAAAGCGCAGATCGAAGTGGACCACAACGACAGCGACACGCTGATCACCGGCTACATCCTGTCCGCGTCTTCTGCCGTCAAGAATTACTTGAAGGCCGGGTCGGTGTTCGAGCCTGAGCGTGATGCAGATTTCAATCCGGTACTGGACAGCAACGGCGACCCGGTTTATCAGGAGGACAGCAGCGGGGACAAGGTCATCAGTTACGTGGTGCAGGCGGCAACGCTGATCCTTGTCGCCTACCAGTTCAAGGACCGCGACAACAATACGGCCGGCGAATTTGAGCAAGGGTATCTGCCCAAGCCAGTGACCGCCCTCCTTTATCCGCTCCGTGACCCGGCGATAGCATAATGGCCATCGCAGCCGGGCGCCTGCGCCATCGTATCGACATCCAGCAAAAGCAAACTGCGCAAGATCCTGTGACCGGCGAGGAAACTACGACTTGGGTTACGCTGTGGGAGAAAGTCCCTGCCGCCATCGAGCCTCTTAGCGCGCGAGAATTCATCGCCGCGCAGGCCATGCAATCGGAGATAAAGGCTCGTATCGTGATCCGTTACCGTGACGGACTGGACGCGACAATGCGCATATTGCACGGCAGCAAGATATACAACCCGGCCGCATTCCTGCCCGACATGGATAGCGGAATTAGCTATCTCACGATCCCCTGCGGCGAAGGCGTGAATGCAGGATAAGCGCTGGCTCGGTCGCACGGTTGCCTGCATCGCGTCAGGACCATCGTTGCATCCGGCAGATTGCGAGCTGATCCGACTGAGCGGCATGCCTACCATCGCCGTCAACAACTCCTGGCAGATGGCTCGGTTCGCCAGCGTGATCTATGCCGGAGACCCAGGGTGGTGGGATGCCTACGGCTCAGAGATCGACATCGACGCCGAGCGGTGGTGCTGCATGGAGAACGTGGCCAAGGCCCGCGGGCTCAACTGGTTTAAGGCAAGCGGCGCGCACAACAGCGGTATGCGCGCCATCGAACTGGCCATCGAGTTCGGCGCCGCGCGGGTGGTCTTGCTGGGCTATGATTGCAGCGTTGAGCACGGCGAGCACTGGCACGGCCCGCACACGGCCACGAAAAACCCGAACGCCTCCCGGTGCGCCATGTGGCTGGCGCAGTTCGCGACGATGGACCGCAAGGGCGCTGACATTGTGAACTGTTCTCGCGACACAGCACTGAAGTGCTTCAGGCGCGAACGGCTGGGAGATTTGCTATGTGCGCCATGATCATCGAGGGAATGCTTGGCCTTGGCGATAACATCCATTCGCGCGCGGTCGTGCGTCAGATGTTGGATCGCCACGAGGTTTGGATGGAGACGCCATGGCCGAGCGTGTTTCATGATCTGGTCGGGCCTCGCCTACACCTAATGAGCAGGCCCAGCAAGCTGCGCACGCAGACCAACAACATAGCCAGGGAGTCGGACAAGTTCACCGCCGCCCAGTCGCCGCGTGGCGCGATCAATCATAAGATCTGGTATCGCCATGACGACATCATTCGCCAAGGCGGATTCCTCGCGGCGATGTGCCATAACAGCGGCGTACCGGTCGGTGATTTCAGTTTGCCAATTCCAGATGCCTGGCGCGCCAAAGCCGCCGCGCTGTTGCCGACAGAACTCGATAAGCCGCTGCTGGTTTACCGGCCACTGGTGAGCCGTACCGAGTGGAACGGCTGCGACCAGCGCAACCCGGATGCCGCCGCTTATGTCGAGCTGCTTGGCTCTATCCGCGACCGTTTTTTCGTCGTCAGTGTTGCCGATCTGGCGCAGGGCAAGGAGTGGGAGGTTTCCGCTGGCATCGGCGCCGATGTGGCATTCCACCGCGGCGAACTGGACTTTGAGGCGCTGGCCGGCATGGTAAGCCTCGCCGACATGACGTGGTGCTCGCCTGGTTTCATGCTGGTGCTGTCACAGGCGCTGAGCGTTCCAATGGTCGCGGTATTCGGCGGCCACGAATCCGCCAGGCTGTACGACCACGGCAACAGCTCAGATCTGTTCATTCAGCCGCAGAATCCGTGTGAGTGCTTGAGCAAAACGCACGCATGTGACAAGCGCATTGACATGGCCGCAGCCAAGACCGCCATCCAAAAATTCACGCAGGGCATGGAATGAAATTCGGGATCGTTGAGCCGGTCAATCATACCGACAAGGGAAACCCAGGCTGGCACATGATCAATGCTGGTCTGCGCCATCTTTTCCGGCGCGCATACCCAGGGTCCGAGTTTGTTTCGTTGCCGATGATGCGTCCATGGAATGTCGAGGAGCGCGCGCGCGCGGGATCCTGTGATGTGCTGGTGCTGGCAGGAAACCCGCGCTATGACGGCGGCGGCCATGAATGGCTGTACTCGGGCGTCATGGATCAGATGATCGCCAGCGGCTGCCGTCTGGTCGATGCTTGGCAGGGTGCTGGCCTTGCCCATGGCAATGATGCTGGTCGCGATGCGCAACACATCCTGTCAAATCCGCGCAACCGCAAAATCATGGATCGGCTTCAGCGGTTCGACGCGATCATCACTCGAGACGACCGGGCTCAGCGCGCCAACGAACTGGCCGGGCTGAATTCTGTCCAGCTGCCGTGCTCGAGCTGGTGGGCGGCGGAGGAATACGGCGTCAAGCGGATAGGTGGCACCGACAAGATCCTGATAGCGCAAAACGTCCAGCAGGCAACGCCTGTTATCCGCGCCCATCGGGATTGGCGTATAGTGGCCACATCGAGCCACGACCTCGAGCATTGCCGGAAAATCGGCGTGGATGCCGAGCTGATATTTAAGCCGCTGGAAATCCTGGCGCTTTTCGCCCAAGCGGATACCGTGGTTTCATGCCGTCTGCATTCAGCGATACCGGCCGCCAGCCTTGGTTGCAAGACGGCCATTGTTGCGGTTGATACCCGCGCTCAGGCTGGTGATGCGTTCGGCATTCCTTGGGCGCGACCAGACCAAAAACCGCAGCCAAAACAAGCGAAACAGCCTGAAGACCCTGTTGCAATAATCCGATCACTGCTCTGAGGCACACATGGCAATTACACGAAACCGCGAATCCATCACCCTGCTGACGCGCCAGTACGACACCGCTGGATTGCCGACCCGGTATTTCAACCCTGGCGAACTGGATAGGCTTCTGTGCCTGTATGAGTCCGTCAGCCCTAAGGTGATCATCGAATTCGGCGTCAACACTGGGCGTAATGTCGTGGCCGCCCTGCGCAATATCCCGAGCATTGAGCGCTATGTCGGCATCGACGTGACGACCGATTACGTCACTCAAATGCAGTGCCAGCGCAAGGAGATACCGGCGATCCCTGGTGAGCTGGCGCTTGGTGATGATCGCTTCGAGTTGATCGTCAAGCCGCGCGGCTCATTCGATTTGACCGCAGACGATCTGCCGGAATGTGACGCGGTGTTCATCGATGCCGACCATTCGCGCGATGGCGTGCTGAACGATTACGCCCTGGCTAAGACCCTGGTACGCCCTGGCGGCATCATCATCTTCCACGACGACAACTGTTTGGCCGCGGTGCAGGTCACGGAAACCCTGAACGAGATGTGCAAGGCCGGCAAGGCGATCACTCACGTAGAAGGTACTTGGCTGGCGTTCGAGCGGGTGACCAATGAATAGCGACCACATCCACCGTCCTGACGATGGCCGCGGCCGGCGCAATGTATTTGTGAACGGAAACAAGATTGAAGGTGTTGCGTGGGCCGACACGAAAAATGGCGTGGCGGTGTTTTATCCGCAGCCAATACGAGTCAAGCGTGGCAC